AAGACAAAGGATAGAAAGATTAGAAGAACCTGAATTTAAAGAGTTGCCTGAAATTCCCCATCAAATAGCGGAGTTAAGATGGATTTTAAAGGATCTAGAATAAAATGGAACACAATATTTCAAACACAACGTATACGGATATGACAAATAAAGTTAGTGATTACTCAGTTACTCCCTTATCTCCCGACGCTACAAATACTAATGGAATGACTTTTTATGATTATCCTGAATCAAGCAAATATTTCGGATATTACAAAAGTATACCCGAATTAAAAAAGGCTATCGATGCTTTATCTACGTGGACTTGCGGGAAAGGGTACGAAGTTTTTGATGATAGGACTAGAGTAAATCTTGAATTTATGAAAGGATGGGGAGAGGATAGTTTTCAGGCGATATGTTGGAATTTAATCGTCCAAAAAAAGATATTCGGAGACGCTTTTGCACAGATCGTAAGAGATAAAGAGGATAGGGGAAGATTGCTTAATTTAAAACCCCTTTATACGGGGGCTATGAGAGTCGTAGTTAATGAAAAAGGAATCGTCGATCATTACGAGCAACGTTCAAACGTACCAAATGGAAAACCTATAATTCTTCAGCCTCATCAAGTTCTACACTTAGTAAATGATAGGGTAGCGAATGAAATACACGGAGTTAGCGTTATTGAGGCGTGTAAATGGGTAATAGACGCAAGAAATGAAGCAATGAAGGACTGGAGAAGAATCTCACATCGTTCTACAATAAGGGTAATGTACATAGATATAGATAATCCGACTAAGATTGCAGAAGTTAAGACTCAGTATTCAGAAGCAATCAATAAAGGCGAATTAATGATTATTCCAGCAGAGAGAGAAGAAGCCGAATTTGAGGATTTACAACTTCCCCCCGTAGAAGCATTTATGAGATGGATCCAATATTTAGAAAATAACTTTTATCAAGCTGTCGGAGTTCCTAGAGTGATTGCTACTTCTGAAAACTTCACAGAAGCCGCGTCTAAAGTAGGCTATCTTACTTTTGAACCAATTTACACTCGAGAACAAACGGAACTAGAAGCCGATCTTTTAGCACAAGTTGGAATAAGACTTAAATTTAATAGACCACCATCTTTAAGCGGAATGATACAATCTTCAGAAGATAAAAACACAGGACAGACAGGATTTCAACCAAATGAAGTTCAACCATCCATAACAAAGAACGAATAATGGCAAAGAAAAAAGAAAAGATAGATAAAAGCAAAGAAGAGATAAAATTTCTTTTAAAAGTAATTAGAAACTCGCTTATATTGGGATGTGTGTATTTTATATCCATTTGGGCAAGTGTCAATGAGATTCAATTTGTTTTACATTTAAAACCCGTGATTATATTCATAATAGGATATGTGATGACTGAACTTGTAGCAAAGTATAAACTTAATCCTACCCAAATCCCGAAATCTAAATTTAAGACTTTAGTATTATAAAAAAATGGTAAAAATTCCCAAAGACGTTAAAAGAAATCTTCCTAAAACGGAAGAAGAAAAGAGAAAGGAAGAAGAAACTAAGAAAAGGAACAATCCGTCAGCGGGAAGTGTCGGAGTTTACACAGATGAAAGGGGTAAGGCGAGCGGGGTTACTTTACCCGATGGTCGATCTTTTCTCGGATTATCTCCTAAAGATGTAGAAGAAATGGCGAGACAGGAAGCAGAGAGAGTAGAACTCCCCCCTAATGCAATGCCTATCCCTGAATTAAATAAACAAGCAGATTTAGAACAAGGACTTTTAAAATTAGACCAACAATCCTTAACTGAGCAACAAGCCTTAACCAAAGAATATGTTAATAATCAAGCTGGAGAAAATACTTTCACGAGAGCGGTTAAAGCGGGAGAAGCGTTTTTAGATAGTGTTCCTTTATTAAACAAACTTCCTAATATAAAAGATCCAGAAAATGTGGGAAATTTTCCGTCGGCAATTATAGGAAAAGCGGTCACATCTCAGATCTTCGGTATGAACTTAGCAAATGTTCTAGGGTTAGGAAATGAAATCTCAGAAATCGAGGGAGATATAACGGAACTTAGAACATCTCAAAGGGATATTTTAAGAGAGGCAACGGCAACAAAAAATTATGCAGGGGCTTTGGGGGACCTTGAAATAATCGAGGAAAGTATAAGAGTCAAGCAAGATGATTTATACGCTGCAATAGAACAAAGTCCAAAAGATGTAGCAACGGGTAAAAATGCAGCAGAGTTTATGTATAGAAATCTTCGAGCGATTCAGGCTTCAAAAAGGATTTTATTAAGAGCACAACTAACGGGAGACCAATTAGAATTAATAAGTTATGTTAATTCTTTGGAGAGTCTAGATGTCGAATCATAAAAAAGATAATTGGTTTAGTTGGGGGATTTTGATTTTATGGGGTTTTTTAGCTTGGCCAATAGCGATTATTTATCTTATTATTAAATCTCAAGAAAGGGATAAAGGGGGGCAAAGAAAATGAATGAAGAAAAAGAGAACGTCACAAAAGAGGGAATAACATCGGATAATGCGAATAGGAGCGAGTCCGAAACAACTCCGCTTATTAAGTCCGCAAGCTATGCAGCTGAGCGGCTTAGGGAAGAAAACAATCGTCGAGAAAAGTTACTTGAAAGGGAAGAACAAATTATCGCACGAAGAACACTTGGGGGAGAGACCGAAGGATTAGGACAAGAAATAAAACCTAAAGAAGAAACACCTAAAGAGTTTAAAGACAAGTTCTTGAAAGGCGAGGTTAAATTTCCGTATTAAAATGCACGCTGTTTTTATGCTGAATGGGAAGAAAGAGTTAGTAGATAAATTTCTTAAATGGTTAGAGACGAGAATTTTTTATTTACCTTTTGAAAATCCAAATCTTTCCCCCACTTTTACAGGCACCGACGGAAAACCTTTATTAAAAGGATTTCAACCAATAGACGCAGGTTTAAGATATGGTCTATTTGGAACTTGGGAGTATGTCTTTCCTAAAGAAAATTTAAACGAAGTTTTAACCACCTTAAATTTTCACAAGAAGGTAAAAGCCGAAAATAATAAAGGAGAATTGAAGATGAAGGCAAGACTAAAAACAATCCAGTTAGCTTTGGGATTAGAAAAAATTCCTAAATTTAATAAAGATAAGGAGATTTTACTTCCACAAGATTTAAAAGAGCATATTAGAATAATTCCGCTTGGAGTTCGATATGACACGATCGGAGAAGTGGAAGGAGTATTTTACGAGAGACTATGACAGCGACGGAGTTTTATTTATTTTATTTAAGTTTTTTGGCTACTCTTGGGGTAATCCTTAAGCTTTTTCAGTTATGGAAAGAAGGGAAATTTAAAATCTTGCACTAAGGTACCTTAGTAGAAAGATATTTAAAGTTTAAATTTCAATATTTAGCTATGGCTAATGAAGCAGTTCTAGTTTATGAGGAAGAATTACCTTTACCCTGTATAGTTTCAAATAGTGTGGGAATCGAAAAAGGTGCATTACTCAAATTAGTCGATCCTAATACGGCTTCCGCAGCTACTGGAACGAATGATGTTCTTGCGGGTATTGCTGCACAAGAAAAAATAGCAAGTGATGGAAAAACTAAACTTGCGGTTTATAGAAAAGGTATTTTTAAGATGATTGCCTCAGGGGCAATATCTGTCGGGGAGCCTGTCGGTTCTGTTGCTTCTTGGGCTAATTATGTTATCTCAAATGCTTTAACTCCAAATCTTTCAGGAATGAAATGTTTAGGTCACGCTTTAGAAACTGCAGCGGATGGCGAGACTATTCTAATTAAAGTAAACGTACAAAATAAATAAAATGGCCGATAAACAAGGACAAGCGGAAATAAGGGATCTTTTTATTGATAAACTTGTAAAAGGTTTTGCAGATGAAGAACTTGTTTTTGATAGATATGTCACTTCGGGAGCTACAACTGCACGAGAGATCAGATGGGTTCAAAAGACTGCGGGTTTCTTAACTTCTCCTACAACTTCAGGAATGACTACAGATTTAATTGAAACTTCCGAAGGTTCAAGGCCAGTGGTTCTTGCTCAATCTTGGACTAGAAATACTTCTTATGTTAAGATTTGGAAAGCTGAAACAGAAACAATTGCAGATGAAGATATAAAAGATAATATGGTAGATCTTCTCTCAACTCACTTAAGAGACGTTGTAAGGGCTGTCTCAAAGAAAAAAAATGACCATATTTATAATGTCTTAACTGAAGATCAAACAGCTGTAAACATTAATAGTTTTGCGACAACTTCCATAGGTGGCGACCAGTGGGACGCAGCAAATGACGCAGGAGACCCCATTAAGGATATTGAATGGGCTAAGAAATTAATTAGAGATAATAATTATGAACCGACTCATCTTTTCTTAAATCCCAAGGATTATCACTCTTTAATAACTTGGATTTATCACAAAGGGGCACAGGCGCCATCTGTGGGTGGGCAAATGGTTATGAATGGGGTTTTATCTAATGTGGCAAGCCTTAGTGTAGTAGTTTCAAATTCAGTCGTGACAGATAGTGCTGTTGTGTGTAATCCAAAAGAGGCCGTGACTTATAGAGAATTTATGCCTATGAAATCGGCAACAATAGAAGATCCTATGATAGGAATAAAGGTTCGAGTCGCTACAGAAGGTATCGGTCTACTAACAGATCCTAAGGCTGTCTGTTTAATCACAGATACGGTTTCTTAAATTTAGCAAAAATATTTAAATTATAATTCTTTTAAATTTATATGTCAGATGGAACTATAGTTGTTGGAACTGGGGGAATCTCGTCGAGATTTCTTAAAAAGGATTGGCCTATTACAGAAGGTTTAATCGGTGGGACAACTAAAACACACGGACGGAAAGTTTCACTTGAAGCTGAAGAAGGTTCTAATATAAAAAAAATAGATAAGGAGTTAATTTAAATGGGTGGAGAAGGAAGCGGGCGACCTTTAAGTCCTGCTACAATCGTAAAAAGAATTTATAGCTCTCCCCCAACTATTTCCCAACCTAATAATTTAACTTTTCCCCCTGTAATTCATCTAAAACAAGAAGCCTTAAAGTCCACTCCTGAAACTTATCTTTTAAATACGGGAGATGTAGCGACAGGAAATTATAATTTTGATAGTGGAACTTTTTTTATTGACGCAACGAATAATAACGTCGGCATCGGGACGACGA